AAAGCGGACAAAACGCGACAGCCATAAAAGGGGGACGATGAACGTACAGGATCGGGTCACCGAGATGCGGCTGGTTCCGGCTGATCAACTGATCGCGAATCCGGCCAACTGGCGCAGGCATCCGCAGGCCCAGCAACGGGCGCTGGCTGCTGTGCTGGATGAGGTTGGGTTCGCCGGCGCGGTCATAGCTCGTGAGGATGAGGATGGTGGGCTGGTCATCATCGACGGCCATGCCAGGGCTGAGATGGTAGGAGAAGCCACGGTGCCGGTGCTGGTTACTGACCTGACCGAAGCCGAGGCCGACGTGGTGCTGGCAACCTATGACCCCATCGGGGCAATGGCACAGAAAGACCACGAGGCGTTCGCAACGCTGGCCGCACGTATCGACACCGCCAACGAGACGCTGCTGGGATTGCTGGACCGCACGAAGGACGGTGATACCGATCCTGATGAAGTGCCGGACCTTTCGCCAGAGGCGGCGGCAAAGCCTGTGTCAGTGGTGGGGGAAACATACGCGCTGGGGCCACATCGGGTGATGTGCGGTGATGCTACGGTGGCCGACGATATGCAGAGGCTCATGGGTGGCAAGCTGGCGCAGCTTCTGGTCACTGACCCGCCCTATGCTATCTATGGCTCATCTAGCGGGTTATCGGCTGACATTACCGATGACAAGATCGTGCGCCCGTTTTTTCGGGATGTGTTGCTTGCGGCGCAGGGGGCGACGCAGTTGTTTAGCCACATCTACGTGTTTTGTGATTGGCGCTCGTGGGCGTCGTGGTGGGAGATGGCAAAACAGACCAGCCTTGTGCCTAAGAATCTCTTAGTGTGGGATAAGGGCGGCGGTGGCCTGGGAAACAACTATGCCAACACCTATGAGTTGATCGGGTATTTGGCAAATCTGCCCCAGCAGCAAGTAATGGGCGATGTGCAGGCAGGGCAAAGAAGTGTTCACGCGGGCAACATTCTGAGGGCGAACAGGGCATCAGGGGCAGACCGCCAACACAATGCGGCCAAGCCGGTGGATTTGCTACAGCAGCTTATAGAAAACTCCAGCGATCAGGCTGACATTGTGCTGGATATGTTTTTGGGTTCCGGCTCGACCCTGATCGCAGCCGAACAGACAGGCCGCACCTGTTACGGCATGGAAATTGACCCACGATATGTGGACGTGATCCGGCAGCGGTATGCGGAGTTTGTGGGCGATCCGAGTCTGGCTCCTGATGGCTGAACGTAAAGGATGAATGTTCAGGATCGCGTGGTCGAAATGCGGTTGGTTCCAGCCAGCGAGTTGTCGGCACACCCATCAAACTGGCGGCAGCACCCCAAGGCGCAACAGCGGGCGCTTACCGCCATTCTCGATGAAGTCGGGTTTGCTGGCGCGGTGCTGGCTCGTGAGAACGACGACGGGCAACTAATCATTATCGACGGACACGCCCGAGCAGAAATTGTAGGTGATGCAACTATTCCGGTTCTTGTAACCGATCTCACAGAAGCAGAAGCTGAAATAGTGCTGGCAACCTATGACCCCATTGGGGCGATGGCAGAGAAAGACCACGAGGCTTTCGCAACGCTGGCCGCACGTATCAACACAGGGAACGAGGCGCTGCTGGGATTGCTGGGCCGCACCCAGGACGGCGAAACCGATCCCGATGATGTGCCGGATGTGCCAGAGGAAGCGCAGTCGAGAACCGGCGTGGTCTACGAGTTAGGGCCACATCGGGTGATGTGCGGGGACGCGACGAGCGTAGACGACGCGAATCAGTTGTTTCAGAAACGGAAACCGTGGCTCGTTACCACGTCGCCGCCGTATAACGTCGGCATTAAGTACGCATCGCACCAAGACGAAATGAACATGGACGACTACGAATACATGATTGGCCGCGTGCTTACAAACGCCCGAAGGTTGATACACGATGGGGGAGCGCTTTGTTGGAATGTCGGCGTGTCCCCGCGGACCCGATGTTGGTGGCACGCTTTCGCGATTGAAAATGCGAAGTTCGTAGTCCAACGGCAGATTGTATGGGCAAAAACTGGTGCAAATATTCCGCTGTGGCAAAACACCATTAAGCGTCCAATGGCGCGGCATTATTTCCCAAACTATAGGCACGAAATCCTATATATTGCATCAGCGGGTGAATGGGTAGAAGGTGGGTCTATCGCTCCCGATCCCGTTGTACAACACGATATTTGGGACATCAGCCAACTGGATCGCAACGATGGACACCCCGCCGCGTTTCCTGTAAAGGTGGCGTTGATGGTGATTAACCATCTGTCGGCAAAAGATGAACTGGTCGCTGATTTATTTATGGGGTCGGGAACTACATTGATCGCAGCCGAGCAGGCAAGCCGCATCTGCTACGGCATGGAAATTGACCCGCGATACGTGGACGTGATCCGGCAGCGGTATGCGGACTTTGTGGGCGATCCGAGTTTGGCTCCCAATGGCTGAACGCAAAGGCGGCAGGTCTGCCAATGACCGATCAGCGGGCAAGTGGAAGCGCCCGTTCCTTGCGGCGTATGCCAACAGCGGCAACATGCGGGCATCGACGCTGGCCGCCCAGGTCAGCCGGGGCCACGTCTATCTGACGCTTCAGAAGGATGAGATATTCAGGGCTGACTTCGATAGCGCGAAAGAGGAAGCCATTGAGTTGCTGGAGGCGACCCTGCGGGCGCAAGCCCTGAGCGGAAACACCACGGCACTGATATTCCTGCTCAAGTGCCTGGACCCCGAAACCTACAACGAACGGTTCCAGATCACGGGGCCGCGTTCGGGGCCGATTGAATTGATCGCCACCATGAAGCTGAGTGACAACGAATGAACCGCACGGCGCTGGTTCGGGCCACTCAGGTGGACCAGGTAACTGCGCCCCCGGAACCATGGATTCGGCCTAAGGGATTGTATGCGGCACAGGAAGCCGCCATCTTTAGTGATGAGCGGATTGTCTGCATTGAGGCCAGCACCAAGTCTGGCAAGACCGTGGGCTGCCTGGCATGGCTGGCCGAGCAGGCAATGGAAACAGGGCGCACCGGCTTTGCCTTCTGGTGGATAGCCCCGATCTATTCCCAAGCCCGCATCGCCTTCGAGCGGTTCAAGCGATACATTGACCGGAGCTTCTGGGATGCCAATGATTCCGAAATGCGGATCACCCTGGGCAATGGGGCGTCGATCTGGTTTAAGTCAGCCGAGAAACCCGATGCCCTGTACGGCGAGGATGTACGGGCCGCCGTGATTGATGAGGCCAGCCGAGTACGTGAGGCAAGCTGGCACGCGATCAGGACAACGCTGACGGCGACCCACGGCCCCATCCGCATCATCGGCAATGTGAAGGGGCGCAGGAACTGGTTCTACAAACTGAGCCGACGGGCCGAAGCCGGTGAGCCAGGGTATAGCTATAGCCGACTGACCGCCTACGATGCGGTAGCGGCGGGCATCCTCCAGCCCGATGATGTCAACCAGGCTCGAACCGATCTGCCTGCCCATGTGTTTCAGGAACTGTATGAGGCGGTGCCGACGACGGATAGCGGCAACCCGTTCGGCGATGAATACATCCAGGCGTGTACGCTCGACACCGAGCAGGCGTGGTCGAGTTGGGATGGGGATGGCGAACCGATAGCCTGGGGCTGGGACTTAGCCAAGAGCGTGGACTGGACCGTGGGCATTGGCCTTGATGAACACGGCACGGTCTGCCGGCTGCGGCGGTTCCAACATCCCTGGATGGAAACGATTGAGGTGGTGCGGCGGGAGACGAGCAACGTAGCGGCGCTGGTGGACTCGACCGGGGTGGGCGATCCCGTGCTTGAGGCGTTACAGCAGCCGTGGCGTAACGGGGACATAACGTACTTGGGCCGTAACTTTGAAGGCGTCAAGTTCACCAGCAGTTCCAAGCAGCAGATGTTTGAAGGTCTGGCTGTGGCAATCCAGCAACAGGCCATTCACTTCCCCCCCGGGGCCATCAGCAGTGAGCTTGAGCAGTTCGAGTTTCTTTATACACGAACCGGCACGCGCTATTCTGCCCCTGACGGGGCGCATGATGATTGCGTTGATGCGCTGGCGTTGGCGGTATCACGGTGGCGACATCCACCACAGAGATGGGGAGCAGTCTAATCGGATTCTGGGACGCGGTAGGACTCAAGAAGTTCTTCACGAACGCCGACACCGAGGGGGCTGGAACCTTACTGCCCCAGACGAGATTCAACTACGAGGCCAGCTACGGTAGCGAGTCGGCCCTACTCAGGAACTCCATCGTGGGCGGGTGCGTGAACTGGATGGCGCGAACATTCCCCGAAGCTGACCTGAGTGTGCGCCGATATGACGAGACAACCCAGCAGACCGTCGCCGTGCCGGATCATCCGCTGCGTGTATTACTGAACCGCCCCAATCCGCACTTCTCGGGCCGGTTGCTGCGGATGGCACTGTGTACGGATTTTATCGTCACGGGCAATGCGTTTCTGATAAAAGTTAGAGCTGCCAACGGGGGCGTAGTGCAGCTATGGTGGGCGCCCAGTAGCACGTTAAGCCCGGCCACCACGTCACGAGAACATCAGCGGGGCTACGGGTCCGAGGAAGGGTCTGCCTTCATCAGCCACTACGATTACAGCGTTGGATCGGGCGCATCAACCCAGCTACCAGTCGAGGACGTGATCCATTTCCGATTCGGGATATCGCCCGACAACACGAAGCTGGGCCGCAGCCCACTAGCCTCGGTGTTCCGAGAACTGTTTACCGACGACGAAGCTGCCAACTACACGGCGGCGCTGCTCAGGAACTCGGCTATTCCGGGCGTGGTGCTGGCCCCAGGTGAGGGCGTGGGCGCGGTCAACGAGGAAGACCTGGAGCAGATACGCAGCAAGTGGTCGGACCAGTTTGGCAGCGATAACCGGGGCCGGCTAATGATCATGCGCGGGGCTACCAAGGTCACCACGGTCAGCTTCTCGCCTTCTGAAATGAACCTGCGAGAACTACGCCGCATCCCTGAAGAACGAGTGAGTGGGGCGCTGGGCGTTCCTGCGATTGTGGCCGGCCTGGGCGCAGGGCTGGACCGTTCCACATTTGCGAACATGGCCGAGGCCCGTGAGATGGCCTGGGAGTCTGGACTGATTCCGATTCAGTCACTGATTGCCGATGACCTATCGAGCCAACTGCTGCCAGATTTCGATGATGACGAAACGGCTGAGGTGTATTTTGACTACAGCACCGTCAGGGTGTTGCAGGCTGATGCTACCGATATGGCGCGGCGCTGGCGTGAACTGGTTGAGGGTTCGATTGCCAAGCGTTCCGAAGCACGGGCCGCCCTGAACCTGCCAGTGGAACCAGGGGATGATGTCTACCTGATGCCCATGAACGTGATCGAGATCGGCGACGGCGCGATACCACCGGCACCAGGCGATGATGAAAAGTATGAGGTGATCGTTGAGCATGAAGACCACGGCAGCAACGGGCAACTTGATGACCCGGAAAAGGTCGCCGCAGCCCTGGGCGAGCCAGTACAAGGAGCTTAGCCGCAGGCAGCAGCTAAGGATCGTCGCCCAGACACGCCGCGCAGAGCAGCGGATTGGGCGCGGGATGCGGAATGAGTTCCGGCGGTTCTTCATCGGGCAGGCCAAGCGTGCCATCAAGATATGGCTGGATGCCGACGGCTACCTATCCAGCACGGCTGAAGGGGAATTTAAAGACCCGGCCAGCGCCATGCTGGGGGTCAATGAGGATGTGCGAGCCGTGGCAGCCTCCCGGCCCTATGTGCTGGAGATGACCGTGGCCGCACTGAACAACACGGCGGCGATCACTGGGGCGGCGACCATCGTGGCCACCGATCCGATGGTGCTGTTCCTGACCGATCAGAGCGCCCAGCGCGTGGTCAAGATCAATGCCGCCACCCGGCGCGGCATCCAGCGAACCATCACGTTGGGGCAGGCCGCCGGCTACTCGCCCTATGAAATCGCCTACGGCTCAACGGCCACCCGCAAGGCCGGATACCGGCCACTGAAAGGCACGGTGGAGCGACTGTATAACGGGCGGCCTGAGTGCATCGCCCGTACCGAGTTGGCCTATAGCAACAACGGGGCCAGCCTTCACCAGATGGACCAGATGGGATTGGGGCAGGTACAGGTGATTGACGGTCCTGGCTGCGCCCTGACCCACCACGTGCAAGGGCTTCGACCTGGAGAGGCGTCAGCCGAGGATATCAACGGGCGGGTGATCACCGTCAAGGAGGCCAACAACTGGCAGGTCGCCCATCCGAATTGCCGCAGGGTCTTCCTGCCCATGCGCCAATCACCGCGCAAGCCCACAACCCCGCCAATGGAAGCCGAAGCCTTTATCACCCGCCCGCTGACCGCTGCCCAACGCGCTCGCGTTGCAAGGGACATGGCCCGAACCCGAGTGACCGCACCGCCCAAGCCGCCAGCGCCGCCGCAGGTGATTGATGAAGTGGTTCCGCAGCCCGTCACCCAATACAGGAAAGCGGAAACCGTACAAGAGGCAGAAGAACTAGCCGTGGAATGGGGGCTGGCAAACAACGTGAATTACAGCGGCCTTGACCTTCACGGGGCCAACGAATGGAACAGGGGCATGTTCCACATGATTAAAAAGTACGAGGCTGCGCCGTTGGATACGGTGGAGACGGTAAACATCTCAGCCGTGGCCCAACATGCGGGCAGCAGTCGAGGTGGCAGAATGCTGCTGAATCGGGAACAGAACAGCGGCACATATCTTGAAATGGTCATAGGCTGGGAAAACAAGTCCTACGCTGCCAAGCGCCCTGCCGCACAGCGACACGTTGCCGACCTACGCCGAGAAGTTGCCGCCGGAGAAGCCGACAAGGTAGCGGGCATTGGTGAATGGGGCCGTGGTGGATCGTCAGCACGGGCGCTGAGATACAATAAAAAAGTATTGAAGGAAGCTGAAGACCGGCTGAACATCGACCAGTTTTTTGTGCAAAGTGGCCCCAAGCAAGACATCTACAGCGTGGCCGTACATGAAACCGCCCACGCCTTTCACTACCGTTATCCAGGCGTGAACACTAGACTTGGGTTTCGAGCGAACGGCTATATCGACACGAAGCTGGTCCGGCTACTGGGCGGCCCTGAGGACTTTAAGCCACGTAACATCACAAGCAACGCACCGATATCGGCCAAGAATAAGGCCGATGCCTATAAGGTGTCCGAGTATGCGGGCGATGATGTGCTGGAGACATTTGCTGAGGCTACCGTGGCCTATGAGTCGGGCCAGTCGGAACTATTGACGCCAGGAATGATCGAGGCTGTTGAATTGGTATTGAAGTCGGTGAAGGACTGGAAGCCAGGTATGGGATTACCGGAAAAGATATGAGCATTAGCGTGCAATGTGCGGCATGTGTGCATAAGCGAACAGGGCAACTGTGTGCGGCGTTTCCAGGTCTGCACAAAAACGCGGTGGGGGAATTTGTGGAAGCGCCAACAATTCCCAGCGCAATATACACAGGGGACTTTGATCACCGCCTACCGTATGAAGGTGACAACGGCATACGGTTTGAACCGGAGCCGGACTTTGCAAACGTGTGGGCCGAGATACCGATTGAGAACGACGCGGATTAACCCATGACCGAGAAGGCGTTCCAGTCGGATGTCATGCGGGTTGCCAAGATGCTGGGGTGGCTGTGTTATCACACGTATGATTCACGCCGATCAGCCAGCGGCTTCCCTGACCTGGTGCTGGTGCGGGAGCGCATCCTGTACCGAGAACTCAAGGTGGGCAAGAACAAGCTAAGCCCGACCCAGGAACTCTGGCGCGATTCGATCATGGACGCTGGGG